CACAAAGACAAAGAGAACATTTACAAAAAATGAGAAATAGAAGGAGTGAAATAGCAAAGGCAAAGAAAAGTAATTCTAATAATCAAACAATACCGGTAGTAGAAAAACAAACAATTCAACAAAAAACTCAACCCGAACATAATATATCTAATATAAAAAAACCAAGAAAACCTTATACAAGAAAACAACCAATTCAAAAAAAACAAATTGAAACTCAACAAAGTTTTAATAGTAATGATTTTTTTAATAATATGGAAAGAATGTTAGATATAATGAATAAATTTAAACAATATCAACAACCAGTTCAAAGACCAGTTCAAAGATCAGTTCAACAACCAGTTCAACAAAAACCTAAACAACAACCTAAAAAAGAAGAACCTAAATTTAAAACAGTAGAAAATGAAGATCCATATAATTTAAATTTTTTAAATGGTAGAAGTTTATATCAAAATTACAAGAACCCTTTTAATTTTTAATTTTTTTTTATAATATATAATATATGTATAAAAACCTATTTGTAGTTAGACCCGATAATATGAAACATAGGAAACATACAAAAAAAGAAGATTGGTTAAATGTATATTTTTTTACAGATAGACAAAACAGAGAATTAATATATAATAATGAATATTATAGGAAAAATTCATTATATTATGAATCTGTAAGAAGTGAAAATAATGATGTATGGGATTATTATAAAATATTAAAACCATGTTATAACGGACATAATGAAGTTGCAATATTAAAAAAAAAGAATTTAGATATAGTAAGAAATTATAAAGAAGTTAATAAATATGATAAACAAAGAAAAAGAAAAATATCTTTAACAGTATCTTTTGATTGAAAGTCATTTATAAATATTATATTATATAATATAATATATGGAGACTATTACAAAACATAGTTATATAAAACACGATGATTATATGACACCTAAATATGCTTGGGAAAATATTAAAGAATTTATACCAAAAGATAAAATAATATGGGAAGCATTTTATGGAGATGGAAAATCGGGAAAACATTTAGAAGAATTAGGATTTAATGTAATACATGAACCTATTGATTTTTTTAAAAATAATAAAGGTGATCTAATTGTATCAAATATACCTTTTAGTAAATCAAAAGAAATAATGAATAGATTATATGAATTAGATAAACCATTTATTATAATAATGCCTTCTTCAAAAATTAATACACAATATTTTAGAAAATGGAAAGATAAAAATATTCAATTAATTATACCAAGAAGAAGAATACATTTTATTAAAAAAATAGATGGAAAAATACCTAAAAATTGGGGAAATAAATGTTATTTTGATTGTTTTTATTATTGTTATAAAATGAATTTAAAAAAAGATATTCTATTCTTATAATATAATGATAGTTCAATCAGTAGTCATACCTAAAAAAAAATTTACATTAAAACAAAGTGAGAAATGGATTAAAGATAATGGATATAAATTAACTTTTTATGGAAAACCCGTAGATTTAACAGTAGGATTTTATAGATATAGACAAGTTGCTCCTAGAAGATTCAAAAAAGATAAATATAAAACAAAAGTATTAAAAAATGGAATATTATTAATATTAGGTGAATTGAAAAAAAAAAATAAATCTAAGTAATATTATATGAATAAACCATTATATAAAATCATGAGACCTACAAGAAAAAATAAAAAATATTCTGTATATGTTATGAAAAATGGAAAGAAAAGAAAAATACATTTTGGAGATACTAGATATAAACATTTTAAAGATAGAACACCATTAAAATTATATTCAAATTTAGATCATAATGATAAAGAAAGAAGAAGAAGATATTTAAAACGAGCAAAAGGAATTAAATTAAAAAATGGTGAATTAGCATATTTAAATAAAAATCAACCTAATTATTATGCTGTAAAATATTTATGGTGAATATTATTATAATAATAAAATATCTATTATTATAATATACATGGAAATAGAAAACGATTATGATTTAAATGTTCTACCCGTTATTACAGATAATAAAGGGACTAAATTAAAATATCCAATACACCCACATATGCCTAATTTAAGTAAAAGTTTTGTTTTAGGAATAATCGCTCCAAGAGGTTCGGGGAAGGGAGTTTTAATAACAAATTTACTTTTAAATCCAAATTTTTTGAATAGAGAAAATTATGATAATTGTTTTATAATCTCACCAACAATTTATAATGATAGAACAGCAGCACATTTAAGAGAAAATTTTAAAGGTAGTTTATTTGATAAATATGATGATACAATTATAAGAGATATAATACAATATCAACAAAGTTTTAATGATGAAGATAAACCTAAAACAATATTAGTATGTGATGATTGTGTAGGATTTAAAACACCTCAATTAGATTTTTTATCAACAAGATCGAGACATAATAATATATCTATGATTACATCAGTTCAACAAACAAAAGCAATTAAAAAAGTAATGAGAAATAATTTAACAGATGTAATATTATTTAAAACAAAAAATAAAAAAGAATTTCAAGATATATATGATGAATGGGGAGCATTATATGGAAGTTTTGATGAATTTAAAAAAATGTATGATTTTGCTACAAAAGAAAAATATAATTTTTTATATTTAAAACTTGATGAAAACCCCCCTCAATTATTTCATAATTTTACTGAGAATATTACAAATAAATTTAATAATGTAAATGAAGAATATTAATATATATTATAATTATATAGATTATGGAAGATCAAAGTGAAATTTTTGATAGATTATCAAATGTTAGTTCTAGAACTATAAATGATTTAAAAGCAAATAGAAATGCAGCTATTGATTCAGCTTATAATAAATTAATTGATGAATATAAATCGCATTACTCCGGAATCGAAGAAATTTACAATACAGTTGCTCATGTATCCGGAGAAAGTCTCGCGGCCATTGGAGGAATACAAAGTATAGTAAAAGGAGCACAAAAAATTTATAAAAAATTTAAAGGAAAAAAAGATGATATACAAGAACAAAATGAAGAAGATGAAGCAAATGAAAATGATGAATTTGAAGATGCCCCAGAACAAAATGCTAATCAAGAACCAGTTAATGAAAATTTTGAAGAAGATGAAGGAAGAATTGGTTTTGGAGATGTTGAAGATAATGAAGAAGGATTTGCGACACTTGATGATTTGGATTTAGATGATTTTGGACCACGAGGACCACCACCAAGTATGGAAGAGGCAGTAGAATTTTCTGGAAAAAGTGAAATATTTGGAGAACAAGAAGCAGTAGAAGCACCGGAATTTAATTTAAATACTGATTCAAATGCTTATGCTGATATTATGGGAGAAGCAGATAATAGACCTTTATTTACAAGTGATGAAGGAGGTTTTGAAACAGCAGATAGTAATTTTGGTAGAGCATTTGATAGTGAAAGTGTATTAGATCAAAAATTAGGAATAGGACAAACTGATATAGAAGCAGATAGTGATTTTAATATACCAAAACCAGAAACAGATTTTGAACCATTTACAGAAGGAGATGTAGAAGATTTAGTAATGGATATTCAAGAAGGAACAGCAGATAGTAGATTAGCACAAATAAATTTATCAAGAGGAGCTAGACCATATCAACCATTCGATGAAAATGTAGATCCAGACCTACCACAATATAGAATAGGAACTGATATAGGAGGTAGGCAATATACGATTCGAGGGGGGGAAACGGAACTAACAGAATTTAGACAAAGACCTCCGGAAACTGAAACAGAACCAGAACCAACTGAAACAACTGAAACAACTGAAATTGGTGATGTATCAGATCCAATTGAATCAACTGAAATTGCTGGTGAAGTTGAAGGAGGAGTTCAAGCAGAAGAAGGATTAAATGAAAGTATCCTACCATCAATTGTTAGTGGTGTAGATGAAGCTGGTGAAGCTGTTGAAGAGGGAGGTGAAATTGGAGGTGAAGTTGCTGGTGAAGTTGCAGAAGAAGGAGTTGCAGCTATTGCAGATGAAACGGGTATCGGGAGTATAATTGGCGTACCATTACAATTAGCGGGATTATTTGGATTAGGAGCAACAATTGGAGGAGGAATTTATGGAGCAGAAACAACGGGACAACAATTACAATCAAAATTACAATTAGCATCAGTTCAAGAACAAATCGCAAAACAAAAAGCTCTACCAATTGGTGGTATGTTTAGCGCAAGTATATTAAGTAATGTAAATACTTTTAGATAAATATGTAATATATATTATATGAATAAACCAACAGATGAAAAATTATATAATAAAATAAAAAAAGATTTATTTAAAAAATATCCAAAAAATAGCGCTTATAGAAGTGGATTATTAGTAAAAAAATATAAAGCAGAATATGAAAAAAAATATAATAAAAAAGATTATTATAAAAAAGAAACTAAAACAAAAAAAGGTCTAAAAATCTGGTTCGCTTCGAAATGGAGAAATCAAAGAGGAGAAGTAGGTTATAAAAAAGTAGGAGATGTTTATAGACCTACTGTTAAAGTAAGTAAAGATACACCTAAAACATACAAAGAATTAGGAGGTATGAAAAGTAAAAGAATTAAAAAAGCAATGAAAGAAAAGAAAAAAACTGGAAGAGTTAAAAAATTTTAATAATTAAAATATCTAATATAATAATATACATGAATAGAATTGATTATCATTGTGATTATAAAATTGTATTAACAAATGAAGGATTAAATTATGATGGAACAGAAAATATACAAAAAACAAGTGATGGTTTTGTAGTTCATAGATTCGCACAATCAATAGTTCTACCTAAATTTTGTAAATTAAAATGGGTTAATTTAACTATTAATGAAATACCTAGTGAAAAAGAATTATACTTATGTATAAAAGAACTACCTAATAAATGTTATATTGGTGATGGAGTAAATGGAAGAAATATCAACGGATTTTTAGGTTTAGTTAATCATTTAGATACAACGTCTAATGTTTTTTCAAATCTACCATATATTAATTTAAAAAATACAGAACCAATACCTTTACAACAAATGACATTAGAAATATATACAAATAATGGATTAGCAAGTAGTTTTTCAAGTGATTTAATATATTATGATTTAACACAAGGAAATAATTGGACTTCTACAAGTGGAGCAACTATTATTTTTGTATATAAAGGAAGTGGAAAATTTGATTTAATAAATCCAGTAAATGGATTACTTTTTTTTAGTATTCAATTTTATACTCCAACACATTTTAGAAGTGAAATAGGTAAAAGTGGATATTATGATATAGATACAGATACACCTTCACCAAATGTAGGTAAAATTGTTATAACAGATGGAGGAAGTCAAATATATACTCCGGACGCAGCAGTAGGAACAAATATAGTAGGAACTATTAATGAAGTATCTAAATACGCATTAGAATTACAAATAGAACAAGATAAAAAATCTTTATTAGAATATGAAGAATTATATGATTAATTAAAAATTTATATATAATGACTTTTAGATGACTAAATGACCTTTTAAAACCTAACATTTATAAATATAAACAATACCTATATTGTTATAGAAAAGTTCAATATTAAAAGTCATAAAGTCATCTAAAAGTCATCTTCAAAGAAAATATATAATATTATATACAATGATAGTTAGTTTATTATATTATGAAAGTTTAAAGAGTGGAATAAAATGTTGTTATGAATATTTACAAAGATTTATGTATGAAAAAAAAGGAAGATATAAAGCAAGAAAAATAAAAGAAGAATTAATAGAATTAAAACAAAAAGAAAAAGAAGAATTAATAGAATCTAGTGAAGAAACAGAAGAAGAATTATATTTAGAATAATTATTTAAAATTTTTATTTAAAAATAAAAATCATAATTTTTTTATATTTATATTATATATATAATATGAATACTAGTCAAATTAAAGTCTATGAAGAAAGAAACACTGAATATAAATTAGGTGATGAATTACATTTTCATATCCCTCAAACTGTTCTTATGATTAATCCATTAGAAACATTTTTAAAATTTAATATAAATGTTGGAACAATTGGTGCTGGAACATTAACCGCTGGAAAGGTAGATCCGGACCATTATTATAAATTAATATTAAATTCTAAAATTGGAGCAGCAGCATTTATTAAAGAATTAACTATCACCGCAACTAATGGAAATCGTGTTTTAGAACAATTCGATAATTATAATAGATTATCACGTGCTATATGTGGTGTAGCAGATAATTCAACTGAATCAAATAAAAGAAAACTTTTTGAAGGTGCTGGTGAATTAGTCGCCGGAGAAAACGCCCAATTATACAGTGGTGGTTCAGCAACAGTATTAAATAATAGAAAAATTGAAGTATGTGTGCCTTTAAAACTTAGTGGATTATTTAATAATTCTCAACCTCTACCATCATATTTACTAGGAGGATTACACGTAAGAATTTTATTAGAAAATGATATATATAAAGTATTAGGTTCAGCATCTATTGGATATGGTTGGAATAAAAATGATAAAACACATCAGTCTATACAAGCGGGTTTTGCTAACGATACTGGATTTAGAACTGATCCAGCAACTGTAATAAATGGGGCAGCGCAAACAAGTTTAACATTAGCAGTAAGTCTAGCAGAAGCAAATACATTAGCAACAAATCCTCCCGCCGGAGACCAATTCGTAATAGGTTCTCTTGCTTATGTTGATGATGTTGCTGATAATAATATTCACGCTCACCCATTCGCAGTAGGACAAACTTTGATCGTCTCTGGATTATATAGCACTGGACCATCAACAGCAATACCAGATATTGAATTAGATATTACATCAATTGAAAATGATGGAGGTAGATTAAAAATTAACTTCGCAGCAACTGATTTTAGTGCTAATGCCGGTGATGCCGCAAGAATTTACATTAAACCACCCGCAACAAATCCAATACCAAATCTTAGTGATATGGAATTAGTTGTAGGGACTGTCTCACCAACTGGAAAACAAATTCAAGCATTAGAATCAGCAGTATCATCAAAAGGATATGCTTATGAATTTCAAAC